TTCGCTAATATTTGTTTATTTGCTTCTAATCTTCTTTTTTTGATTGGTAATGAATCACGTTCTTTTTGAAATAATTCAATTTTATTCGTATGACACTGATCTAAAGTGAGTATTCCATATCTTGCTCTAACTTTATCAGGTTTCAGATTAATAGTTGACATTATTTCGTATTATATTTTATATATACTATTTTCTAATATATTCATTTATATGGAAATTTTAAATCATTAAAAAATTAATTTAAATATCAATGTTTAAACTTTAAAATTAAGTCTATTTAACGAAAATAATTTTTTTTTAAATTATATAATAATGTCATCAGGTTTACTTCAATTAGTCGCGAAAGGCACACAAAATATTTATTTATATCATAATCCAGAAATTACTTTTTTTAAAACTGTATATAAAAGATACACTAATTTTGCTATTGAGGCAATAGCACAACCAATTAACAATCTTGATTTTGGTAAAAAGGTAACAACAATCATTAATAAAAACGGGGATTTACTATGTAATATGTATTTATGTATTGAAATACCCGCCGTACAAGTAAAGCAAGGATATTTTGCTTGGGTAAAAAGATTAGGTCATGCAATAATAAAAAGTGTGGAATTAACAATAGGAGGTACTAGATTTGACAAGCATTATGATATTACGTATGATATTTTGTGGGAACTTTATAGAACAAATGATCATGAAGTAGGATATAGCAAGATGATAGGTAATGTACCATTATTAACTGAATATAGTAGTGTTGATAAAAAATGTTACACAATATTTATACCATTACAATTTTGGTTTAATAAACTATATGGTTCATCATTTCCAATTAATTTCATAAACTATTCACAAATGTATGTTACTGTAAACTTGCAAGAATTAAAAAATCTCATAATAATAAGTAAAGATTTTTGTGTACCTGATTTAAAAATTAAAAATGCATATTTTATATCAAATTATGTATTTTTGGATAATTGTGAAAGAACTAAATTTGCGGTAAATGGTCATGAATATTTAATAGATCAATTCCAAGCAAATAATAATTACGAGATTATTAACGATTATTATATACCGTTCAACATTAGTAATTTTCAATATTCAGTAAAGGAGATATTTTGGGCTGGTAGAAATGGTAATTATTTAACAGGCAAGCCTTTTATTTATTATGCTGACTCATTCGTTAATGATATTATGGATGAATATTATAACCTTTATGCGGATGATTTGAAATTTAAAAAATGGGATTTGGTTGAAGCTTCTAAACTAATTATTTTATCAAGTGTGAGTATAGATTTTGAACCAAAAAATGGTGGCGATTGGATATTGGTTTTACCCGATGAAAATAAGTTGGTCGGTACATTTTTTGTAATAAATAATTCGAATGAAAATGTATATGTAAATCCTACCAGCTTAAAAGTACATGAATATGGCATAACTGATAAAATAAGAGCTACGATAATTGTATCAAAATCCAATAAAATAAAAATAAAATATGTAGAAACCGAACTTACAATTAAGGACATTAGTATATCGACAGAAGATATGATTGATACACGAGCTACGGATTGCAGAGATGTATTATTGCATCAATTTTCGAATTATGGTTTATGGATTGATGGTAGCGGTGAATTGATAAATAGTTCAAGACTAACATTTAATGGTAACGAAAGAGTAATGAAATTATCAAACAAGTATTTTAATTATATGCAACCGATATCATATCATAGTAATGTACCAAAAAATGGTTTATTATCTTATTCATTTGCAATTTATCCTGAAAATTTTGAACCCTCAGGTTCGGCAAATTTTTCAAAACTTGACAAGGCTGAGTTGCAAGTATGGTTCAATAACTACAAATGCGGGAATTATTGTTGGCTGAATATTTATGATGATAACAATAAATTTTATATTTATGCATTGAATAATAACATAATGAGAGTATTTGCTGGTTTTTGTGGCATACAATGCGAATAATATGATTATTGTGTGACAAGCAAAGATATACTTTTAACGCACCACAATATGCTGCAACCACTGACCGAAAAAAGTTATATGATACATGTTATTTTATTTAGTTAATTAAATAAAAAAAAATAAAATATGATATTAGGTTAATAAAAATTTGTGGTGGATCTATAATACGAATTGATAATATAGTAATTTAAAGTTTGTAATTTAAATTAAAATGTGATTTTATTATAGATAATGAATTTTAATTTTTTTTTGATCAAATTTTATCTTTACGTATAGTATATAACAATATATAATGTCTGGAGGTTTAATGTCACTCGTAGCTTATGGTGCACAGGATGTGTACCTTACTGGATCACCACAAATTACTTTTTTCAAGATCGTTTATAAACGTCACACTAACTTTGCTATTGAACCAATACCTATTACTTTCAATTCCCAAGTTAGATTTGGTCAACGATCAACAGTTGAAATTACTAGAAATGGTGATTTAGTGACACAAATGTATTTACACGTACTATTACCTGAAATTAATCCTACTAAACGCGATGCTAAATTTGCATGGGTAAGACGTCTCGGTTATGCTATGATTGAATATGTGGAAATTGAGATCGGAGGATCAAGAATTGATCGTCACTATGGTATTTGGTTAAATATTTGGTACGAATTGGCTCGCCATGCAGGAGATGGCGAACGTGGATTTTTAAGAATGATTGGTGATGTGCCTGAACTTACTGATTACAATAATTTACCTAAACCTGCTTATACTTTGTTTGTTCCTCTTAAATTTTGGTTTAACAGACATGTTGGTTTAGCATTACCTTTGATTGCTCTTCAATATCATCAAGTCAGACTTAATTTCGAACTTAGACCAATTGAACAATTGATTGTAGCGAACAATTGCTTCTTATGTTCTGACAAACAATTATTGAACAATATTAGTGCTGATATGATTATCAATTACGTTTATCTTGACTCAGAAGAAAGACGTAAATTCGCTCAAGTGGGTCACGAATACTTGATTGAACAATTACAATTTACTAATATTGAATCAATTGAAGCACCCTTCAAGAAAGTAGATATGGATTTTAATCATCCATCAAAAGAATTATTTTGGGCAATCATTAATGGTAACTACAATTCAGGAATGTGTTTTGTTTATTACTATGGTCGTGATGTTTGGGATGATCCATTGGTTTTGGAAGATGCCGCAACAAAAATTATTCTTGAAAGTGTTGCTTTGATTGATTATGATGATGACAGTACTAGCTCAAGTTCAAGCTCAAGCTCAAGTTCAAGCTCAAGTTCTTCATCTTTACCTGATCATGGCACTTGGGAAGCTTTTAAACCTAGTGAAGCTGGTTTGACTAAGAATGGTAAAATCTTTGTTGATAATAAATCACGTGACAAAACTTTATATGTTAATACCGCTTCTCTCGTGGTTAAAGGAACCACTTATAACATTACCGATAAAATCTATTGTGAAATTTTCGTAAGTGAAAATAATGATGTACAAGTATCCAACGTCAGAACCGATATCACCGTTCGTGATTTATCATTCCCTGTTGCATGTTTATATGATTCAAGATTTAGTCGTGATGATGCTATCGTTTACCAATGGCATAACTATGGTGTGTTGATTGATGGTTTCGGTAACCCTGTTCAATCAGCCAAAATTCAACTCAATGGTCACGATAGATTCCATGAACGAGAGGGTGCTTATTTCAATTATGTTGTACCCGATGAAGTTCATACCAATACACCTGCTGATGGTATTAATGTTTATTCATTTACTCTCATGCCAGAACTTCATCAACCTTCTGGTACTACTAATTTCTCCAGAATTGATAACTCTGTATTATTACTCAAAATCTGTGATCCCACACAAATTGGTAACTTGCCCAGTTTGAGATACATCAAGGGATGCGATAATAATGCTGCTTGTAGTGGCAACCAATTGTATATTTATGACTTTAATTACAATGTGCTCCGTGTTATGTCAGGAATGTGTGGCCTTGCATATGCCTCTTAAAGCGTAAAAACAACAGTTTAAATACGTTCAAAAATGTAAAAAATTAAGTATAAAAAAATCAATAATAATAATAAAAAATACTAGTGAAAATTATAAAATTTTTTTTAACATAAATTACTATTTTTAGAAATAGTGGTTTTTACATACATTCATCATCAATGATTAATTTTTGGTTGAAAAATAATGTTACTTCACAAAAATTATCTACTGGATGGTTATTAATATGGTAGTCTATTTCGTTAAACAAACACTCAAGTCTGTAGTCCCAATCTTCTATCTTTGTAACAATTAATCCATCTTGACCATAGTCCCAACAAGATTTTATTCTTTCTCCGTGTTTATTAACATAAGAATCAGGATTAAATCTTATAACGATTAATGATTTTGGTGTAATACTATTTTTTATTTCTAAAATTCTTATTTTTTCATTTTCATTATTATAACTACAATGTTTATGTTCATCAATTTCCACGATAATAACATATAAACCCATATCAATAAAAATATCAGGTCTTTTTAATGAATTTGAATTTTTAATAATTTTATCATGAACGATTGTCAAACTCGGAAATTTTAACTTGATTGATTTTACCACTTCATGTTCTTTGACTTTTGTTGCTTTTGCAATTAGCTTATGTTCATTTGGAAAATCTATTTTGAAACAAATTGTGCAATGCGACCTAAATCTTTTACGCCCGTAATTAATTTTACATTTAACGCACAATCCATTGCCACCATGTTCAATGCAGTATTTTTTAAGAATATTGCAAGCACAGTAATTTACACCTCCACAATTTTTGCATTCTTGTTTTTGTTTACCATGTTTACACAAATAACCTCCATTACAATGAACACAAATCGTTTTACGTTTATTATGCTTACATATTTGTGAACCATTACATTTAATACATGCATCTTTTGCTCTATCGCACGGACAAAAAGCTACTGGACTGCATATTCTACATTGATCTTTATCGATTTTAATACCATTACGCTCATGACCACATTTTCTTTTTCCACATAATCTACAGGTAGCTTTCAAGGATATATGTCCTTCTATTTGACAAAAACGATCAGGATTACATATTCTACAATTTAATTTAATTTTATTATGATTACATCTTCTATTTGGATTGCAATAATCACATCTTGATTTTTTAACAGTATTTTTTCTTCCGACGTTGTGTTCTTCTATTTTGCAATGATCAGGTTTACATATATTGCATCTTTCTTTAAGTTGTGTTGGATGATGTGGACAACCACAATTTGGATTACAATAAATACAGCGTGATAATCTATTAGCATTGCCACATGGACATTTCTTCTTTTTATATGCTAATTTAGGTTTATTATTCATTTCGCTGGTTTTATTATCGTCAATATCTAAATCGTCAATATCCAAATCGTCAATATCCACCAAATCGTCAATATCCAATGTTAGTTCTTTTTTATCAGCTATATTTCGTTTAATCCGGTAATTGTGCATTTTATATATAAATTATATGGCCTAATATCATACTGTTTTACACAACAATGAAAAATTTATCATTATTATTTTATAAAAAGTTCCAAAAAAATAATATTATTATACTTTTGAAAAAATGGATATCTATCAAAAGTACGTATGGTATTCGTTAATGAAGAGAAAAAATGAAATTACAATAATCTAACGTTTCTAATATCTAATTTCATGATATCCCAACAATAAAGAACATGTTATCAAAATTTAAATTAACTTTAAATAATATTAAACCAAAGTGCTTAAAATACGGTAATTTCAACCTGAATTTTAATCTATTCAATAAAAACTTTGACACTACGTTCAACTACAGAATAGCAAATATTGATACAATTAAATTAAACCAAGAAGCATTAGAAATTATTGATTATATTAAAAGTGATATGATGAGGCCTAAAAAAATTTCGATATTTCCTGAACATATTGAGAATAATCACTACGTTATCACAAAAAAAATATTAAGATTACCTTCATCACTGCATTTATTTTTTGTAAACACATTATTTCAAGGATTTTTGACAACTGCATTAATCTTACCGACAATGGTGGGTTTTCCGAAATTTACCGACTACCCATGCGAAGTCTTGACAATTTTTAGTATTGGAACGATTCTGCTCAGTATTCCTTGGAAACTATTGTCTTTTGTTACAAGACAAAATATATGTAGAATAAATATGACAAATTTTTATCATGGTATGATTTTTTCAGGTAAGTATGTAGATAAAAATTATAAAAAATATTCTTTGTTATCTTCCCATAAAATATATAAAATTAATAATCTTTTGTTAAATAATTATAATGGAAACATTACATACCTAAATATTACGCCTGGTATCCGCTTATATTTGAAAAAATATTTGGCTTGTGAAACTGCAAAGGATATAACAACTAGTCAATTAGAAAACTTGGTGAGTTGCAATAGAGATTTTTATGTTCAAGAATTGCCTTCGTTTCTTGCAGAAACATTCGAAAAAATGAAGGAAAAAAATTATGAGATGGCTGAGTGTCGTAAGGATAATAAAACATTTGAAGAAAATAGAAACCACTTGAAATATATTAAAAATTTATTATTTCCAGATATAATGCAAAAAGACTATGTAGTAACAACCCAAAATAATAAAGAATACACATTAAAGGATTACTCTGATTACTATGAACTTGGCTTATTTGATGATTAATTTTTTATAAAAAAAATTTAATAATTTTATTGACTATCATTTTGTTTAAATTTTTCATAAAAATCTGCCAAATAATTGTGATCAAGTATTTTACTAAAAAGAATATTGTATTGGCAGTATATATCGGCACCATGAACTTTACGTTCCGTGCTAAAATATTTTACTTTTAATGTATCCAAGTCGACATATTGCATCAAATCTGGATATTTTGATATAATTTTGACCAATATCATTTGTACCATTATTCTTATCACGACACTGCAACCACTATCAAAATGTTGGTCAACGTTAATGCTTAATTCACAGCATACAGTGGATATATTGTTGAAACACGAATTAATTATTTCATTCTTCAATTGGTATGTCATCTTGTCTTCCTCGTTTAAAAATATTTTTTCGAAAAAATTAAATTTTTCTTTTACAATACTACTAATTATGTCACTTGATAAAGAATTATTATAACAATCATTGAGAAAAGTATGATATTTATCATTAAATTTATCAAGCACAGAAAATTTATACACCAAATCCAATATTTCGATATCATTTTTTTCATAAATTTTTACGTCAACAACCAAAGATTCAACAATAATATATTGCAATAGATCAGCGTTATTACTCGTCAAAATATCCATAAACAACATTTTAGGTATTTG